GCCTGGGACCGGCCCACGCCGAAGTCAACCAGGTTTATCGGGTGCTCGTTACCCACCGACACCTCATTGGCCCAGTTCCACGCCTCAAGGAACACCGGGCGGTCGCCGATGAAAGTATCCGGCTCCGGGTAAGGGATCTCTGGGTCTACGCCAGGGTTCGCCTCAAATTTGACCGACACATTGGCCACGGAATTGGTGCTACGGGGGGCGTCCATCTGGGTAGCCATCCGCCCAGTGACGCCGGAGAACATCCTCGTACCGGCCGGCCAGGGGGTGTCCGTCTGGCTGTCGAACGTGACCGATGTCGAGGTGCGGCTCTCGACCGTCCGCATCTCTGACTTGTCGCCATGCGCAAGGACCACGGTCCCGCCAACCGCCACCCAGCCGGGAACTGACGGGAAAGACATGGTTTGACTGTTGGAGGCCATCCCGGTCATCGTTTCCACGAATCGTGTGCGCTCGGGCATGACCCACGTCCTGCTTTGCCAGGTGGCCATGAGGGCCTTGTACCGACGGAGCTGGTCGGTGTTCTTAATCGTCACCGCGTGTGAGAGGCTCTTCCTCGGACGCTGCCGGAGAGCGCGACGCTGCTCCCGGCCACTATGCGTGGTGAGTATCGAGGTTTTGAAACTGTAGGAAATCCGGTACGGCTCGGACCAGTTCGGCGGGAAAGGCCACACCAAGGCCCTGGAGCCGGTGAGGGACACCGTGTACGTCCCAACATCCCCGCCAAATGCGAAGTTAACCTCCGCGCCGAGCTTGGCCGGCCCGTCCGACAGTGCCGTGTATGTGTAGTCAAGAACCTGCAGGCTGGCGACCGCCCGGGGTGCGGTAGGTCCGGAGATTTGCAGCCCGTCCCCTCCGGACACCGTGATGTCGTCCAGCGAGACCCCGGACAGATACGCGTTCCACACCTTCCCGGATTTGCTCACCTGCTCGGTCACGGCCCCAAACTCGATAAGGGACGGGAATAGGTATATCCGGTTGTAGAAGTCTTGGGAGAACGAACCCCCGAGAGATCCGGGGAACGATAGCGCCGGGAACCCCTCTATCGGGGCCGTCTCTATGAATACGCCGCCCACGGGGAAGACGGCATCCTGGGCCACGGAGCCCCCGGCCCACCGGCTGGACGTTCGGGCCGAGATGCCTGGGGGGAGGCTGGCGTCAGCCTGCGCGTACTTGGTCCCAGGTGCGAAGACCCCGGAATACGTGGCCATACATCACCCCCTCAGTACGGCAAGGCCGTAGTTTTCTGTGGATAGGCCCATGTTGTAGTCGTAATTCCCACCTGAATCCGGTTGAAGGTTCCCCGGGTGTGCGGCAGGGTCCGGGTTTCGCTCGCCGTATGCGACCGATCTGGTCACCAAGGGGAACACCTGCCAATCCTCGCCGCCCACGGTGATGACCTCGCCGACTTGGAATGGGGCCAGGTTCACCGCCCTGACGCCCGGCACATTCCCAACAGGGGTATGCCACCCGTCATCGGTGAGGTCTGCAGACAGGGTGATGGGCTGGAACGTGATTCCCCCGTCGATGCCGCTGTGTTCCACGGCGGACAGGAGGAACGTATATGCGTCTCCGAACCCTCCACCAACTCTGTGTCGGTCCGTCCTGCGGGAGAATCGGTACGTCCCATACGGCGCTCCCGGATCGTCGATCTGGACGCCTCCAATTCTGTCCGTTGCGCTAACCTCGTTTAGTCCCCCGAAGAGGAGGTGCGCTTGGTAGTAGTCCCACTTCCGATCATATGAGCCGGTGCTAAGTCCCCAAAAGCTGGCGTCACATATCGCACCACCGTTATATGTGCCGAGCTTTTCCAAGTACCCGAAATACGCATGGGCAAAGTAGTTCGGGGCCGTCTCGAAAGTTATGAGTGACCAGGGTTCCGGGGTTGTCCCGGCAAACACATACATTCGGGTTATTGGGGAGATCCAATTGGCTGCGCACCGGAAGGGCGATGCGACGTTCTCCATGTCGATGAGGAGTAGTTCGTAGGACATACCCCCGTAATTGCTGGAGTAATAGCTGTAGTCATCCACCCCGAGTCGGAACTTAGCGGTCTTACCCGGGAGTTCGATCAGGCAATCCCCGTTCCCCGGATCATTAGTGACTGTCCACCCCATAGTCCCGGAGTAAAATCCGGCCAGGTTGTCGATTGCGGCGGCCACATTGGCCGGAGTGTATAGCGCGTAGGCCATCAGTGGTTACTCCAGTCTGATTGCAAAGTAATCGGTGGCCCCGGTCCGATACACATTCTGGACTACGAGGTGATCTACCCCGCCCTCCTGAATGATATTCTCCGGGATGTTGTTGTACCCGCTGACGTGGAACACGCCGTGCATTTCTCCCCAGACGCCTGCGTCCTGCGTGGACGTGCTGGAGTGATAATTCGACACGGCCAGGGTCACTGGAGTGAGCAGATACCCTCCACCGAGGAGCGGCTTATGCGACGCAATCCCGGAGTTTAGTCGTTCCATCGGGTCAGAGATTCTGATCCGTTGCTGAAGTTAGTCCACGTCCCGGCCGGCCCTACCGCCGTGAGAGACGAAGCGTTGAAGGTGCCCCCGGATTGTGGGTCCGCGAAAGCGCAATGCTGGTACCCGGTAGTTTCAGGCCCGACGTATTCCGTGCCGCTATACAGCGTGCCCCCGACCATGAGCGGGTATGGGTTCGCCGTTGGGTACGCAAACGGGAGGTACAGACCGGCGTAGAAAACCTCATACACAGTCCCGAGCTTAACTACGCCCATGAAACGACGACCGTTGGCCACGAACCAGTAGGCCATTGGGGCGTCCCAGACGCAGAAACCCTTATAGTCCGATGTGTTTATGTGGTTGAAGTACGTAGTTTGATCGTCGGTAACCCCGAAATGGCCCCTGAGCTGCACCCGCTGTCGGTTGATACTGGTGTCAGAAAGGAGACGCATCGACACGTACACCTCATCTTGCCCCGCCAACCCGGGGCCTTTGAGCATCACGTCTGCGGCGGCCTCGTCCCCGGCGACCCCTGGGGATGTGAACGGGGGAGTTGGCCCCACCGTACTCACGCGAGCCCACTGTTGGCTAGACCCGACAAGTGCCGGGTCCGCCGTCAGGAAATTGTAGAGCTTGTTGTACAGGTCCAAGCTGTCGGTAGCGGTGCCGATTTCGACTGCCACGGTAACCTCCGTTATGTGAGCAGGCTCTTTATCTGCCCACGGTTCGCTCGAATAAGGTTGAATATCGCCTTCTGCCCCGGGGTGGTGTTCAGACCCTCTGAGATGAAGCTGCCCGCGTCTATGGTGTTTACAATCACCGGCTGCTGGGCTTGCCCGCTGGAACCCCCTCCGTTGAGTGCGTGCCTCGGGTCGTCCCTGGGAAGGACCTCCTCACCCTTCTCAAGAATCGTCGGCACCTCGTTGGCCTTCAGTCCGGGGATTCCGCCGTTATGGTATCGCATTGCGCCGGCAAAAACACTCGCAGGAACCGCACGGGTTGCCGGGGCTGACCCTGCGAGGCCTCCGGTGTGGTTCACCCCAGCGCTCACGATGGCTCCGGCCACCCCGCCAACCCCGCCTCCGAATCCTGCGGACTTCAGGGCGTTGAAGATGATCTGCTGGATAATCATCTGGGCGATCTGGTTCAAGAACTCTATCGCGAAGTTCCGGAAGGCATCCCCCAGGGCCTCGATAGCGTTCTCCCCGGCCACGAGTTGGTCTGTGAACTGACGCAGCTGGCTGGTGGCCATGGTGGCCGCTGACTGGTTGATCTCCTCGGCGGTCATCATGAATGATGAGCCCACCTGGACGAGGCTGTTTTCCAGGTTTTGGAGATTGATCAGCGCCGCCTCAGCCTCCGGACCCTGTTGCGTGGCCCAGAACTCACGGGATAGCTGGATGGCCTCCTGCAGTTGCGTGGTGACGTTGGCCAGTTGACTCCCGAGAGCGTCAGCGGTGGTCTGGTCGCCTTGGCCTTCCGCGAACTCAATGGCTTGCATCAGACCGCTGCGCATTTGCACCAGCTGGTTGATCCGGGCTTCTTGCTGCTCTCGGACGCTCACGGCGTTCTGTTGGTCGTACAGGGCGGCCGTAGTGCGCTCGATCTCCTGTCGCTGCTCCTGCGTCAGGGTGAGCTGGGCCTTGGCGGCCTGGCGTTCCGCGTCACGGATTGCAGCGTTTATCGCCGCCTGTCGACCCTGCCCGGAAGCCTCAAGTTTGGCCTGCTGCAGCTGGAACTCCCGGTTTGCGTTGTCTTCGGCGATGGCCTGGGCCGCCTGCTGCTGCTGGGCTAGGCGCTCCTGCGCAACTTTCTGATCGTACAGGGCGGCAGTAGTCCTGGCGATGGACGCACGCTGGGCCTCGGACAAGGTGAGCCCTTTCCTGGCCGCCGCCTGTTCCGCCTGCCGCAGCGCCGCGTTAATCTCGGCCTGCCTCTCTAGTCCTGCGTTGATCAGTTTCTGCTGCTTGAGCTGAAACTCCCGCTCCGCGTTGGCCTCTCGGATGGATTCCGCGAGCTTCGCCGCATCCTCCCCCTCGATCTCCTGGATGCGGGACATGACGGCGTCAACCAGTTCCTTGTACCGCCCCAGCTGGGTGGTGTCCCAGGTGGACATGTCCACGTCGTCGAACGCCGACAGAATGTCCTTCAGCCCCTTTATTTTCGCCAACTTTTCCAGTTCAGCCTTGGTCTGAGGGACGCTCTGGTTCAGCTTCTCGAATGCGGCGTTGAGCATTTCCGTTGCGTCGATTGTGCCGGATACTCCGCCATCCACGGCCCCAAACAGCTCTGCCATCGCGGCCTTCTGCTCTTCCGCAGATCCGGTGATCGCCTGTGTGACCAGGAGCTGCTTCCGCAGGGCGGCGACGAGGTCGGCCAATGATGTTTCCCCGTCCTTCGCGGAGTCGATCACTTCCAGCAAGTGCGCGGCCAGGGGGCGCATACTGTCGTCACCACGACCCACCTCGTCGAGGACTCTCCGGAACGCCTCCAGGTCCGGCACCAACCCCTGGGCGAGAGAGCTCTCCATCTCGTCAAAGGCTTCGGTGATCTGCAGAACTCCCTCGGCCCCGCGATTTATCGTCCGAGCCGACCAGAGGCTCTGATCCAGGGTTTCCCGTATCTCCCCAAAGGCGGAGGCCACCCGGTCCTTGATCTTCTGTAGGTTCTCTTCGGCCTGCAGCTGCGTCAGGGACTCAAGGCTTCCCTTGGCCTTCTCGATGTCCCCATTCGCATCCCGGTACGCCTTCCCGAGGGCGTCGACCTGGCGACTCAGCTCGGAAGTGACAGTAGTCGCTTGGTCTGCGGAAAAGGCCCATTCGGTGAGCAGCAGGGATGCCCCGGTGATGACGAGGCCAATAGGTCCGCCGAGAGTGGCCATGACTGTCCGCAGGAAACCCATCGCGGCAGCGGCGGCTCGTGCTGCCGCCGTCGCCACGCTGAATCCGCGAGCCATGTTCACCACACTGACTGCCGCCGCCCTCGTGGACGCCAATACGCCCATAGTTTGGGTGCGAAGAACGGCCATCCGGGTCGCAAGGGCTTGCGCCTGCACGGCGCCTGCGGCTTGCGCGGAGTTATTCGCAGTCTGAGCCACAGTGGCCGCTTTTACGCCAGCGGAGACCTCCAACCAACGGGCGGAAAGCTCCTGCACGTATGATGTGATCTTCCGGCTGGCCATTACGGCCATGATGGTGACCACGGTGTCCAGGTTTTCGACCACGAGGGCGAGCATCTTGGCCAGGGTTCCGGCGGCGGACCCGAGACCGTTGAAGAACTTCTGCCCCTCGGAGGACCGGAAGAACGTCGTCAGGCTCTCCAGGGCCTCCCGCATACCCTCGATGAACCCTGCCTCGCCGGCGCGGAGTTCAGCTTTGAATATCTCGTTCTGGAACCGGCCCCACTGGGTTGTGAATGATTTCAGGGCGTCAGGGAGCTGTTTTCCGAACCGTTGATCCAGCTCATCCGCGAATTTGAGCAGGTTGTCCTGCGAGGAGAAAACCTCCCCGGCCTGAAGGGCGGCGTCCAACTCCTGGGCAGTCATATCCAGGGCGTCGGCCATGATTGTGAACGCACCGGGCAGCCTGTCGCCCAACTGGCGGCGTAGTTCCTCGCTGGACACTTTGCCTTTGGAGATCATCTGCTCCAGGGCCAAGAATATGCCCTGCATGTTCTCCATGGACAGCTTGTTCACCCGTCCCGCTTCAGCTACGGAGAGGAACACCCTCCGGGTGGCCTCGCTGGAGTAGTTCGCGGCATCAGCGGCTACCGCGAATTTTGCGTATGCGTCGGACAGGACGCCAAACTCGATGCCCAACCGGTCGGCTTGGTCCATCAGCCAGTCGATCTCTTGGCTTACCCGAGCCGTGTTCTGCTGGAATACCGCTCCGAGCCGGTTCTGCGCGGCCTCCAAAGTCATGTACGCCCCGGCAACGCCGCGTGTCCCGGCCATGGCTGCGTACAGGCCTGCGTAGGACTTGATCAGAGATAAGACCTCGCCCCGGAGCCTCTGCGTATACGACAGGGTCTGACGTGCGCCGGACGCCATCCGTTGGAGCTGGGCGGTGTGCCGGTCAACAGCGGTCGCGGCGGAGCTGTGCGCCCGGGCGGACTGCTGTGCTTCGTCGCCCAGTCTGTCCAGGTTGGCGGCCCCTTGCGAAACGGTAGCGTTCGCCTTCGCTTGGATGGTCGTGAATCGCTGCTGGGCGGCGGACAGTGCCTGCACGTCTGTGCCGGCAGACCGGAGCTCCCGCCGCATCAGCTCCACGGCGGTCCGCTGTTCTTGGTACGCCTGTTTTGCCGCACGGGCCTGCGCCACCGCCGAACTGAACTCAGGGCTACTCGTCCCGCCTGGGGTTGCCGCGATGGACGCGGCCCGAGATGTGGCCTGCTGCTGTGCCCGCTGGTACTCGGCCAGTTTTGTCCGTGCCTCATCGAGCGCCCGGAGAAGCTGGAGCCGGAGGGTGGATGCCATCTTCACGGTCGCAGCATCCGCCTGGGCCGTGACATCCCACACATCCGACAATTGGGCCTTCGCCTTGACCAGTGCTGCGGATTGGGCCTCCGCCGCTTGCTCGGTCTTCTGGAGAGACCCCGCGAGTTCGACCTGGCGCTTGCTGGTCGCGGATAGTTGACCTTGTACTTCCTTCAGGACGTTCTTCTGGCCGTTCAGTTCGGCCTGCGCCCGCTCATACGCGGCGGTCACCGCCGGCAGCTTGGCTTTGAGTTCATCCAGGCGGGCCGAGGCCTTCGCCATCTCCGAACTGTTCTCGGCCTGCGCAGCCTTAGCTTTGACCAGCCGCGTCTGCTGGGTCTCCAGGGCTCGGCCGGCCGCCTCGAATGACGACTGCAGTCGCTTGGTGGGCGAGTCGGTCTTGGCCATCTGGAGGGCAAGTTCGCGATGCCGCTCCGCCGCTTTGGCCAGCTTTCCGTTGAGCTCCTCGATCTTCCCCGCAGCGGAAGCGTCTTTTCGAGTCCGTTTATCGAGCTCGGACTCATACTTTTTGATCTCGGACGTGACTTCCTTTAGCTGGTCCTTCAGGCGTTGCGTGGTGTCGTTCTCGCGGGCGAGAGCTGCGGACGCCTGCTCGGATTTGGCGGCCAGCTCCGTCTGTGCCTGCTCGGCAGCTTTCAGTGAGGACGCGAGGGTCTTCGCCTCTTCCTGCGTCTTCGCCAGCTTTTGTTCGAGAGTGGTTACTGCGGTCTCAGCTTTCTCGGCGCCTTGAGCCAGTTTTTCGAAAGCGTTACCGGAAGAGGACTGCTGCAGCTTTGCGAGCTGCTGCCCGATTGCCCCCAGCAGGGTGTCTGTGGTATCCGCCCCGCTTTTGAACTTGCGGGACGATTCAGTGATCTCATTGAGGGCGGCGGTAACCGAGTCCAGGGCTTTGGTGGCCTCGTTTCGCGCTCTGATTACGAGTTCTACATCACGCTTGTTACTCACCGTCTGTCAGCCTCTCGATCATCTGTTGGAAATGTTTGGCCCCTGGTTTGGATACTGCCGACCCGATGGCGGCCTGGACCAGGATGGCTGTGGTTACCTCGGCGTTGTTGATCCGCTCGACGACAAGGGCGGCTTCGGTCCACAGGATTGGGAGTGGATAGCGCCTGGCATGGGGGTGTCCGTTCGCGAGTAGGAGGCTGGCCTGTCGGCGCAGCCCCATCACCCACGAGTCGAGCGTCAGTCGCTCACTTTCAGGCTCTCGTCGCTCCCATGCGCTCCCAGGTCCGCCATGGCGGTCTGGGTCCCCTGCGAGATGCTTACGACGGTCGCCAATACTTTTTTTAGTCCGCCCTCCGCCGACAAGGTCAGACGGCCGACTTTCTCCACTGCGTCCAGGGTTACAGACGCCGGAAGGGCTTTGACGACATCCGCCCGCTCGGGCTCGTCGGCAGCCAGAGCGATGGCGTGAGCCACGGCGTCCGGGAATCGGCCCAACATCTGCTCCGCCAGGGTGGAAATGTCGGCGAATGTTACTTCCTCGAACGTGCGGAAAACTTCCTCAAGCTCGGTTCGGTATGAATTGATCAGTTTGGTCATGTCCGCCAGGGAGAGTCCCCGGACGACGAAACTTCCGCCGCCCGGGAGAACCACTTCCTCTGTCGGAACCTGATAGTCAGCGAGTGACATCTGGTTCTCCGGGTCAGTTCAGTGTTACGGAATCAGCGTTGCCGCGCCATCCGCGTAGACGGCCTCGTACCCTGTCTTCTTCAGGATCTCGATGGCCAGAGTCATGGTCTGCCAGTCGTCGCCCTTCAGGGAGTAGTCACCATCCGGAGTGAGCTTGACCCAAGGCATGTAGTAGTCGATGTTCTCGCCTTTCGGGTTGAACGCGACGAACCGCAGGGCGCCTTCGATTGGCGCATTGCCGGACACCACACGCGGGAAGGTCTGACCCGCCACGTCGAAGGTGGCTTCAACCACTTCGGTGCCACTGCCGGTGATGGCCCCGCCTTCGAGGAACTCCACCCGACCGCGCTCGGCGTCCAGAGTGTAGTCGGTGCCGAGCACCAGGGCGGTGTCTGTACCGCCGGGATCAAGCACCAGGGAGACGTTCGACAGGTTGCGCATTCCGGCCGGAGATGCGGCGGACATGCCGAGCTGGTACTCGCCGGCCAGCGACACAGCCTCCAGAGTGGAAGTGGCAGAAGTCGCGGCGGTGACGGTGACCAAGTCGGAAGATCCGAACCAGAACAGCGCCAGATTCTCCATGGAGATGTTGTCGGTGCTCATGGAGCCCGTGCGATCCACCTGCAGCGGGACAGAATCGTCCTTCTCGCGGATTCCCATGTCGGCGTTGTAATGATCAAGGTTCTCCACCTCAGCGGACCAGGACAGGTCCGGGGTGTTCCCCATGTATCGCTCAGCCCCGGGGGTCTGGGTCCCCGGAAGGAAGGGCGCAAAATATACCTTGCCCCGTCCGAGCGTGTAGTTCTTTGTCATCGGTTTGGCCATGACGGTGTCCTCTTTGGGTTCAGTTCAACAAATTGTTGATTTACCCGCTACATGTAGTACGGGGCGGTTAAATCATCCACTACTTGCAGTGTCGCCGTCAACCAGAAGTACGCGGTGTACGACACTTCATCAGGCGGTCTGACAACACCCTGGCCCACTCGGAGGTCGGTGACCGGAGAGGCGCCGTCCCAGGGTCCGAGGATGTTGAAGTCCTGATTCTGTTTGCAGATTTCACCGAGGCGCATCTTCACATCCGCCATCAGGAAATGTGCTGGGTCCGTTGGGTTGTCCTTGTCGTCCTCCACGAACCCCTGAATGACCAGCTCCCACGCTCCGTCGTTCGTGGCCCCGTCGGTGGCAGAGGCATTCGGGTCCGGTTGGACTGGGACTTCCAGAATTGATATGACTGGGAGCGGGTCACTCTCGCCGAAAATAGATCGGCCTCGATACACCCGCCCGGTCAGGTCGTGTTGGTAGCCGTTGGCCACCGTGATGTCCTCCAACGCGGCGGTGAGCCGGCGGAGAATTTCGAGTCTAAGGGGTACTTTCACGTCAACCTCAGCAGTCTGTTGAACTCATCTTCGAGCTTCTCCACGTATGTAGGGCCGTCCTCCTGCGCCACGTCGTCGAATACCTGATCGACGGACGGGCCGTACAACAACGCGAGCCCTTTCCATTTGACCAGCTGGACGTTCTTATTGCGGATGGTCTCGCCTGGGCGAAGTCGAATTGCCAGGCCCAGGTTGCTCTTCGTGTCGAGCCCGGACTTCCCGGCCCGCAAGCGGATAAGGAATGCCCGCTCCATGAACTTCGGTGAGCCGGGCTTGACTTCGAGGGACACCCCTCCGCGCCGTCGGGTGGACTGCGGTGTGCCCTTGGCAAATCTGGCCAGGGACGTTGCTCGGTGCCGCCCGGTGACCACGCCTTCCAGGTGTCTGCCTTGTGCGTATTGCGTGATGGTGAGCCGTCCGTTGGCTCCGGACAGATACCGGGCTGGTAGGTTGACCTGCTGGCGGATGGCCCGTGCCGCGTCGGCCCGTGCAAACTTCAGCGTCTTGTTTACGGCCTTCCGGGCCGCATCGACGATGCGTATGTCCAGGTTGTCGATGTCCCGGAGATCCTTCAGGCCTTCGGCCACAAACACGAACTGGTCTGACATGCCGACCTCCGGTTATGCCTCTGGGCCTGGATACCCGACTGCTTTGTGCATCGGCATCCTGGGCGCTTCTGCCGCCGTGGTGAAATCGTCAGGTGGGAGCACATTGTCCACCTGGTAGGCCTCGCCCATTCCGAAAGAGACTACCCCATCGCGGGTCGGAGTGACCTCGATGTTATTGAAAATCACCTTGGGAATGGTTGCTTGTTTTTCGGCATACCCGAAGCTGGTGCCCTGCATGTCGCCCAGTGGGTCGAACTTGTAGTGCAGGCGCACGGACACGTCCTGGAAGTCGGACAGATTGTCAGAGTCCGGATAGTATCGGGCGGGACGGGAAACCGCCGCATGGAGTTCCATGCGGGCGGCCCGTTTTTCTTCGTAGAAGGACACCGGTTACACCAGGCCTTCGTCAGAGTCGCCTTCGGCGGGAGCTTTCTCTGCCGGGGATTTCTTGGCAGGAGACTTTTTCGCCGGGGCTTTCTTGGCAGGAGCCTCGGGCTCAGCGGCTTCGGCCTTGCCGATCAGCGGAAGGGCAGCGTCACCCGGGGTGGCCTTGCGGACGGCCTTAGCGGCCAGCAGGCTCTCCAGCTCTTTCCCTTCGGAGTAGAACCGGTGTTTGGGCTTGATTTCTTCCCGGCCCTTGGCAGTGCCTCTGACGACGGTGTGGATTGAAACGACTTCAGTTGCCATGGAGGATTTCCTCTATTCTCGATGCGGTAAGGCCCCCGAAGGGGCCGTCCCGGTTTAGCTGTTGCTCGGGTCGATGACGCGAGCCCGGAGGGTGCGGTTCGGAGCGCCAGGCACCATCAGCGGTGCGCTCTGGGACATGATGTTCGTGCCGCTCGGATCTTCAACTTCCCACATTTTCGGGAAGATCGGCAGAGGACGCAGGTCCGCCCGCTTGTCGAGGATCGCGCCGAAGGCACGGATACCTTCCACATTGCCGGTCAGGATCACGTCTTTCGGGTCCATGATCTCTACGGCGTCACCGTTTTCGTCCTCGAAGTAGTCCTGGTAGGACCAGATTTCGAGGCCGCTGCCCAGGGTGCCGATGTATTCAGCTTCCAGGCCCGCACGAACGCCACGGTTCAGGTCGGCAGAAGTGCCGCGCACGTCGGTGTTCAGCTCGGCCTTGACCTTGTCGTTGTTCAGCAGGGCCTCCAGGGCCTCGGCACCGCAGGTCATGCGGGTCAGCGCACCGCCGAACTTCAGGCGGCGGGTGGCAGAACGCCAAGAGTTGATGTCCGCGATGGGGTCGGCGTTGGCTCCGTTCCAGGCGGCCGCGCCGGTCAGAGTCTTGGTCTGAGAGGCGTCACGTTTGAAGTCCACGTACCGCTCAGGGTAGTCCGGGCCGGAGATGGTCACACCGCCGTTGGCCACGGCCTGGAACGCCATCCACTCCCACCGGCGCTCGATGGCTTCCCGATGAGTGCGGGCGATGTCGGCTACCACGGCTTTCCAACGCTGCAGCGGGGACATCGGGGAGGTGGACAGCAGTTCGCCGGGCTTGCGGCGGATCATGCGGTCCGGACGAACGGCGTCACGGGGCTTGATGTACGCCGGCTTCAGGCGGGTCACGTTGGAGCCTTCGCCGTAGATGGGCACACCTTGGGCGGTGGGGGCCACGAACGGGGCGAGTTTCCGGTTGGTGAACAGTTTCTCGAAGTCGATGTATTCGGAATCGAATGTCATCTCTCCCGGGAAACACAAGTTCAGCCAGTAGTTATTTACCGGCGCGAACTCGCGCATAACACCCAGCAGGGTGTTGGTATCGTAAATCTGGTTCTCGATAGACATTAGGCTACCCCCTCCGCGAACGTGGGCTTACGGATGATGATGGTGGGTTGAACCGCCTCGAACGCCAGACGTTTCTTCTCGTCTGTGTCGAAGGACACATCCCAGTTCAGTGCGTCGGGGTTGAAACCGCCGTCGCGGTATACGTTGACGTGTGCGTCAGTGGCACCCTGCTTCACCGTGTTGACGGTGATGCCGATGGCGGCCACGGCGTTGGACGGATCAGCGTCCCAGGTCGCCATGACCAGCTCACCGCTTGCATCGCGGCCGACCACTGAATACGCCGGGAAGTCACTGGATGCGATGAGCGCAGCAGCCACGACCTCGGAGGTCGTGATGGTCGGGTGGTTGCCGGTGATGAGCGTTTGGACGGTATAGTCCTCGGTGGCAGATCCGGCCATGCCAACGTCATTGAAAGGAATCTGGGTCATCTCTGTTCTCCCCTTAGTGGGCCGCCGGCTTTTCGCCGGATGCGGCGTGGAAGGCGCTCAGGATTGAGGCCACTTCGCTGCCCTCTCCGCCAGTTTCATCGCCCCCGGCTTCCCCGAAAATCTCAGGGTTTTCGGTCCGGGCCATGGCTGTCTCGAAGGCATTGCCTGCGGCGGCTTGGGTCTGCTTTGCCGGCATGGACGCCAACACTTCGCGGGCCTCGTCTACCGACAGGTTGGTTTTCAGGGCCAGGGTTGTGGCTTGTGCGGACCGCTCGCTCGCTTCCTCACAGGACATGATGCCCTGGATACGCTCACGTTCTGCAGAAGCGCCCTCTTTCAGCCCTTCGGCCTTGCCTGCGGTGAAACCCTCTTGCCGAGCTTTCTCCAGCCCTTCTTGCTGGTTCGCCTCGGAAGTGGCCGCAGGGGCTTTTCCGTGTTCTGTGCTCATTTGAAATGCTCCGTTGCTTGGTGCCAGTTTCCCAGCGAAATCCGCCATTGCGTCCTCGGAGGACATGACGGCATCGGCAAGACCGGTCTCAACGCCCTCTTCGGCGCTATAGGTGAGCGCCTCGGTGTCACGAACGGCCTGCTCGTCCATGCCGCGATTACGCGCCACGGAGGAGACGAAAATGCTGTAAAGCCCGTCGATACGGGCCTGCATCCGATTCTTCGCGGACTCGGAAAGCGGCTGATAGGGGTTCCCGTCAACCTTGTGCTTCCCGGCGTAGACGAAGGTCACGTCGAGCCCGATCTTCTTGAAATACTCGGACATATCCATGTGCATGGTGACCACGCCGATACTTCCGACGCCACCTGTCCGACTGACCGTGACCCTCTCTGCTGCCGCTGCGATGTTGTACGCGGCGGAGTACGCGTGATCGGCAGCCATGGCCAATGTGGGCTTCACACTCCGATTCTCGCTCAGATAATCCACGAGGTCAAAATTTCCGGATACTTCGCCCCCGGGGGAGTCGATGTCGAAGACGATCCCGGTGACTTCTGGGTCTGCCAGGCCTCGCTCGAACGCCTTCTGGATATAGGGGTATCCGGTGGCATAGCTGCCGAATTGGAACGGGAACCCGTTCATCAGGCTCCCTTGTACCGGTATGGTCAGGACGCCGCCGTCCACCTTGTACGGGCGGTACTGGGCCAGCCAGCTGCCCTCCTCGGGCCAGAAGTCATCATCGGAGGACGCCCTGGCGCTCATCTCGGCCTGCTGGTCCGGGGCAAGCGCCTTGATCCCATCCGCCAACTGCTTGATCCCGGTGACGAACTGCATCTGGGCGTCCGGAGCGATGAACATCGGCGAGGCTGCCATCCTGGATAGCATTGCTTCAAACATCGGTATCTTCCTCCGAACCTGTATTTTCGCCGTCGACCCCGCTCTCCCGAGGGGTGCCGCTGGCGGCGTTTATGGCGTTGGCCTCTTCGACGACCAAGCCGCGTTCGATCATCTCCTTCTCTTCTCGCTCGGCCTGGATTAGCAACTTCCGCCAGTCCTTGCCGAGGCGTGCAGCCTCGTCCTCGCGGGTCGAGAGCTGGTACTTGAGTCGCAGGACTGCCGCCTGGGTCTCCTTCAGCTCGTCAATCTGGCCCATGGTGGCGCCGATCCAAGCACAATGGGAATAGGCGTCCGCATTCAGGCCGTCGTACCAGGACGGGGCGTTGCGCGGCATAGATTGGATGTCGCCCTTGTTGATCGCTTCTTCCAACCAAAGTCGGTAGATGATTGTGGCGACCCGGTCCGCACACCGGCGCTTCTTGGCGGCCATGGTCCGGCCTGTGGCGGCCAGGCTGGCTTTCAAGTTGCTGTAGTTCGCGTCGCTGAAGTCATGACTCAGCTCGTGATAATCGACGTGCAGGGCGGCCGCGATGTAGCGGAGCAGCGACTTCTCGAAGTCAGAGCCCGCGTTATTATCGTCCTTAACCGGCTGCAAATTCAACTTTGTGCCGGGGAACAGGTGCGGGATCTTGACGCCGTCGAGCTGTAGATTTCTGGCGTTCCCGGAATACTTTGCCACAGCCCCCAAGTACTGGGTCGCGTACTTCTCAAGTGCGCCACCAACGTCGCCTTCCCCGCCACCGAGCATCCCGTATACCGCCTCAGAGGGCATATCACTCTCGATACTGGCTGCGTATGTGGCGTTGAGGACGGCATTCTGCAGAGTGACATCGCGGAATCGGCGGGTGATCCTGATTTCCTTCAGGGCGGTGACCATCTCGGACAAACCCCGGGTCTGGTCTGGGCGCATCACCTCGTAGTTGTGGATGACCTGGGCACGCCCCCAAGGCTTGCGGGCCGGGACGTACTTCCATGTGTAGCTCTCCGCGTTGAACCAGTCTGCGGGGTGTGCGTTGCGAATGTAGTAGCCTTTCGGGGCACCCCACTTGTCCATGTGGACGCCGCCCCGGAGTCGGTTATTCTCCGTCTCACCGAACGGGGTGCTCAGGCGGTCAACGTCCACAACCTGGATGGCTGTGTGGTAGGGGCGGCCCGAGTCTCGGAGCCATTCGGCGGTGGCCAGGAACTCACCTGCAGCAACGTCCATCCCAACGGCCAGGCGGATAATGTCCGTGAAGGTCATTTTCCTTCCGGCGTGAATCCAGCACTCCGGGCTCTCCGCATATAGGGTGAACTTGCTCTCCACCTCTGCCTGAAATTCCTGCGCCCAATCCTCGTCCAAGCCCAGCACGCGGGCGTCTGGTTTGGAGTTGAGCATGAACATTGCGCCTACTATCCGGTCCTTCCGGATCGTAGAGCCGGCGGCGACATACCCGTCATTTCGGAGGGCGTCACGAGCCCTGCCGTCCATGATGGGCTTGCCGGGTAGAATGTCGGCATCGGCCGACTGCAGGGGGGCGTCCCATGTGGCCAGCATTCGGTCCACTCGGCTGGCCGCGTCGAACCCGCCGTCCATACGCTCGCCCGTGGTCCCGGACACCAGCTCCTCTACTGCTTGGTCTGGGGAGATTACTCGGATCACAGATAAATCCTCATAGGCCGGCCGGTCTGAGTGCCCCCTGTGCAGGCTGCGAGTTGCTGCTGGAGGCTCCGGATATAGGCCGACAGGCGGTACGCATTGGCCGCTGTGTACTCAATCCGCTCACCGTTCTGGTCGACGAAGACCCGAGCGGACTTGCCGATCATGAGTTTGTGGTAGGCGTCCTTGGCGTCTGCCAGTAGCGCTCTGATTTCGTCGGCATCACAGGCCATTAACGGTCTCCTCACGCCAACATGGCGGCCAGGTCTTCCAAGTTATAATCTTCTTTCGGTTGATTTTCAAACAAACGGTTGACTTTTCCGTCAAAAACTAGGGAATTTTCGTCCCATTCCGCGGCCCAGGATGGTGGATTATCCCAATCCAGGTGTTCGATCCGAACCAACCGATCAAGACACAGGGCCAGATCATAACAGAGCAAGTCCCAACTTTCATTACGTCGGCCCCTCGGGTTTTCCCACCCCTTGGTCGTCCGCACCTCCGCGACCAGCTCCATGTAGAACTTGTCATCCAACCAGTTGGGGAAGATGTACATGCCGCCCTCGGGGTCCGTCCGGTCCAAGCGCTTGTCCACGGCGTCTTTGATCATGTCCGTGTTAATCAGGAGTACCGGGACTTCGCCTCGGGCACCGGCCCGTCGGTCCTTGCGGCTCGAATCCGGATAGGTGAGCTGGACCCTGGGGGCGCCCTTCCTCTCGGCCCCCTTGATCAGCTGGAACCGGCGGTGGAGGTTACGGCCCTCGTCCTCATCCCGTAGCCGACGCCAGAAGTCGTAGGCGTTTGTGGTTACTCCCTCGCGTCCACCGGAGTCGCAGGCCGAAGCCCGAATGCTCATCCTCCGGCCTGATCCGTCCGCGAGTGGGTAAGACTTCAGTATGACCTGGTCGATCAGCAGGTCCCAGTCCTCCGGGTACGCACCGGGATTCACCCAGTAGCGTTCGCCGTCCTCGTCCCGTCGCTCGGATTTGCGGATCTCGAACCGGTCGATGACCACGGTGTCGTTCCCGGGGAGGTGGCCGTGGACCTGGACCACGAAGCAGTTCTTCTGCACGTCGGTCGTGGCTGTGAGGAACCGTACCCCTTCCGGAACGACCTTCTC